CATATCCCCTTTATTAAAGATAAACTTGGTATTAAACCGCCGATTATGACGCCGGAGTTAGAAGAGACGTTGTGCAATCTTTTTATGGAGATACAGGGACCGTATGCGAAATTTTGCCCCGATGACCGTGTGAATTTTTTGAATTATTACTATACGGTTTATAAACTGTGTGAGCTTTTGGAGAAGACTGAATTTCTTTCTTATTTTCCGATGTTGAAAGATAAAGAAAAGAGGATAGAACAGGATGATATATGGAAGAAAATTTGCGAGGAGTTGAACTGGGTGTTTATTCCGACACAATAGGTTGTGGTTGTTGTTGTTCAAATGATAGAGGACTAAGTGTATCACCACTACCCTGACTACCCTGACTACTCGGAATATCACTCTGACTCATAATAATATTTATATTAAATAATATTATCCACATAGTCTCTAAATAAACGCTTTCCCTTTTAAAATCTTATATTTTCAAGTGTTTAAAGTTTAAGAGGGGTGGGGAAACCAACAAGGTTAGCACCAATACCGAAACCAGCACCAGTTCTAGCAGAAACAGCTAAAGTGGGGACATAAACATCCAAGATGGCAAAGGTGGCGGCTGCTACAAGAGAAATCAACGCAATTTCGTCTAATTTAAGAGAGCGAGATGGTATAGAGTAAGCAACTATCGCGACACAAAGACCTTCGATAATATACTTAATAAAGCGCTTAAAAAGCTCACTAAAATCAAGTGTTCCGTACATTATAAATATAATGTAGAAAAAAATATTATTTTATTATTTTATTAAATTCAATAAATGTATAAATGTATAAATGTATAAATGTATAAATTAATAAATGGTAAACTTACTTAAAATAATTATTTAAATATATAATATAATGTCCGAATCAAACAGTTTGCCAAAGGGAGTTACTCCTAAATATTTACCCGATGGAAAAGAAAACCCCAAATATGTCGACTTATTGGAAGAAGATAAACCTATCGCTGGGCAAAAATTTGTATGTCTTTCATTCGTTTCGCCAGAGCATATTATCAAACAAAAGGAGCAGTTTTTGTTCGAAGAGTTTGTGAAGCAGTGGGATTATAAAAAGTCAATGGAAAAATTTACCCAGTTTCTCAATTTCGTATCATTCAAGTATTCTCTTTCTTTCGATAAACTTACTGCCGATTTTCAAGAGTTTACAAAGGAAGAGGGCGAGACGATTCGTGTAACATCGGGTACATTAATTAGCGACGACTATAAGACATTTTTGGATAACAATGAAGACGAACTTGAGCAGAAGTTTGGCGAGAAACATGGGTTCCAAACATCTACAAGAGGCATCAAAGTGCGCGGCGTTTTTGCTACACAAGGCGAGGCAGAACTTCGCTGTAAATTGTTGCGCGAGGTCGACCCCAATCATGACATTTATGTAGGGCAAGTTGGTATGTGGGTTCCTTTTCATCCAGAGGCATACAAGACGGGACGTGTCGAGTACATGGAGGAGACTCTCAATCAACTTATGTCTGATAAAAAGAAGAATGAAGAGACGGCAAAACAGGAGTTTGATAAACGTGTGCGCGAGGCTAGACAGAAGGCGATCGAAGAGAATATGAAGAAGGCGGAAGAGTCTGGCAATAAACTTACGCAAACGATTAACGCGGATGGAGAGTTGGTTGGTATTTCAAATGCTGCGACCTTTGATGGCTTGGATGAGGATTCTACTGTTGACGATATTAAGAAGAGCATGTTTGAGGCTGAGAATATTGTTCTTGACAAGAACACAGACCATGGTTTGTCGAAACTGACACATTTCGAGAATTAATATGAACCGGTACGAAATTATTGAATAAACAAAATAAACAAAATAATAAACAAAATAAACAAAATAAACAAAATAAACAAAACAAGCGTTTTAACTATTAAATATTATATGTTAAATATTATATGTCACTAATATATAATATTTGCTTTTTAATCGGCATGAATAAAAAGGTAAAACAATATGTAGTAAGTAACTATTTTAAATCATTAAATAGTGGTAATATATTTATTAAATTGGTTTGTTTATTATTCATTATAGCCGCTATTATTATATGCATGTATTTCTTATATAGGGCAATATCTAATGCATTATACATGTATAGGTTAAAAACAGATTTTTATAAATTACAGGAGATGGGAATAAATGTTAAAAACTATAATATTTTATATTTTCAAGAGTTTAAAAAGAAACATATAATGAATTTTTCAAAAATAAAAAATACGAAACATACTGAATTTAAAAATAAAAACGCAATTGGTATGATTACTGACAAATATGTAGTTTTGGATTTTGATACAAAGGATAAAGTTAAAAATGCTGACTTTTTAATTGAGAAAATACCAAAAGATACCGTTTGTGAAAAAACACCCAATGGATATCACTATTATTTTGAGAATGATACTGGAAAACCGGTATATACTTGTATACAACTAGTGATTGATAATGTAAAATACTCAGTAGATGTGTTAGGTGTTGATAACCTGATAATAACATCTCCTACAAATATAAATGGGAAAGACTATTATTGGATAAATAGTATTTTTACGCATACTCCTGCAAAGTTATCAGAAAATACATGGATACTAGATTTATTAAAAAATCAGAAACCATTTCATCGTAAATTTGATAACGCTACTTTATCAATGAATATTAAAAATGCTTTTATAATCATAGATAATCTAAGAATTGAAAATAATATTAGACGTACACTTGGGACGATGAAGGAATACTCAGTAAAAATGAAATTGTTAAATGGTGTTATATACGTATATGATGACAACTACTATTTTTTGACGAGAGGTAGTTTTAGTAAATACAAGAATAAGAAATCTATGATAGAAAAATTAAAAAATGTTATTGATAAAATTAAACCATCGTGTATTATAGATTTATCTATTATAACTAGCAACTATTTTAAACCCGAACATATTTTTCATATAACATCATGTGTTATACATAATGATTTTAAAAATTATAAATACAATTCAGAATTTCCAAATTATATTGAATGTGCTTATATATACAAAAAAACGAAATATTTAATCCAAGATACTATTACCATAAATAATTCTAATAGTTCTGATATTTCTAATAATTCTAATAATTTTAATAATTTTAATACAAAATTAAATAACTTAATATCATGGACTACATCAAATACACCAAATACACCAAATACACCAAATACACCAAATACATCAGAAACAAATAATGTTAATAAAATATTGACAGGTCCGGAAAGTATTTATATAACATTTTTACTTTCAAATTATTTTAGTATACCATGCATAACATTGGGTGTCACATATGATGAAAACAATGGTTCAGAAGAATCTACTAAGTCTTTAAATAAGGCTTTAGATAAAATTATAAATACTATGTTTTCGTTATTTTAAAATAATGTAAATAATGCAACTAATGCAACTAATGCAACTAATGCAAAATAATATAAATACATTTTATAATTTATAGTATAAAGTATAAAAATACAAAGTATAAAAATACAAAGTATAAAAATACAAAATGAATAAAGAAGAACAACAAGTGGTACGAGTAGAACAAATGAAAAAAATTCAAAGTGAGGCGTTAGAGTTATTTACCAAAAAAAATATTGATTATGGTGATGCATTTGCAAAATATGGAGTTATCGGTGTTTTAATGAGGATAGAAGATAAACTACAACGTTCTATGTCTATAACAAAAAATGGAGTAAATTTAATAAGCGATGAAGGAATTAGAGATACGCTAATTGATTTACATAACTACGCAGCAATGGCGCTAATGTTATTAGACGAATAGTAACATTACTACCCTCAACTATCTACCGTTAGTCACTACCATTTATTTTTATTCACCTTGATTTTTGGACCTTGACCTTTGCGTTTAATATTCGCAGGGTCATATTGTTCTTCCTCATCATCGGAATGAATATCTTTCGACATTTCCCAGAATTCTTTTGCGCCCAATTTAAACGGACCATGTGTTTGTGCTTTATACCAAAATATCTGGTCATGTAATTTATTCGATTTCGCGTTGTTATTAATTACCAGACATTCATAATTTTCGGTACACTGGTCCATCACTTGACAAAAACTTTCAAATGTTGGAAACATACCAGCGTAATTCTCATAGATTCTTTTACGATTCCCAATATATGGTTCGCGTAAAATAAAAACATAGTCAATATTGGTTCGCAAATTGGGTGGAATACCTAAAGGATACTGCATTGTAATCACCAACATGATTTTCCAGTGACGACCGTTCATAAAAAGTAAACGCATCATAACATCTTTGGTCCACTTATTGTCAAAAAGACAGTCATCCAATACCACAAATGTTCGCGGATCAATTGTGCTTCTTTTATACGACTCTATCTCTTTTTTCATCTGTTTTAATACGGCTTTTTGTCGTTTTAAAATATTTTCAATAATCGCAGTATTATAAGCATCGTGAATAAATAACTTGGGAACATGCTCTCCGAAAAACCCGTTCCCTGCCTCTGTACCTGATATAACAGTACCGATGGGGATATCTTGATGATAATACATTAAGTCTTTTACTAAAAAACTTTTACCGGTATCACGACGTCCGATAAGAACAATAACTGGTCCTTTATTTTCATCAGGTCGAAAACTAATTGACCTCATATCAAACTTTGCTAATTCTAAACCTACACTCATTGTTGTATCTTTTATGTTATATGTTTTATATATATATTTACTTATTTATACTATATATTAAAAAATATATAATTTACAAACGCATATTTACTATTTAGTTGCATATTTACTATTTAGTTGCATATTTAGTATTTAGTTGCATATTTAGTATTTTTATTAGTTTAAAAAATAATAAAAATATGTATTTAACTAATTAAGTAATCGACGATGGAGATTTGCGACGATGCCCCTGTTTTTGGAGAAAGTACATTTTCTTTAAACTATAGAAAACTCAACAATCGTGATTTTTTTGCTTCTTTAGAAGAATCAGAACTTGGTATAGTAAATAGTAAAAACTATATGCCTATTTACGAAAACTATTTTAATTTAAATGAGACAAATTATAATTCTATCAATTTGAACCAGCGTTTTTATGTATCGGCATTATCGGGCGTTGTTGACAAAAATAATATACAAGCAGCAGTTGTGGATGCTTTTAAAAGTACTTCGGAATCTTTAACGATTCTTCATAAACCAGTTTTTATTAAATTTTCTCCTTTGATTGACCCTGTAAAATATATGTTGGGAAAATATGAAAGTTTAAATGCAAATGGCGACATTTTAGATATTCCGGTGTTATCAAAACTTGATAGAAAAGGGTTATTAAAAGCAAATGATAAAAATAATGCAGCATATGTTGACTCTTTTTTTTCGTACTTATCGAGTCAAGTTTTAAACTGCCACGAGTTTATTCATGGTCTTAATTTCTATGGTTCGTTCAATGCTATTAAAAAAGACTTTTATTATAACGTAATCGATGATATAGAATGTTTGGATAATAGTCCTTATTTTAATAAGAATAAAAATATTCTTTTTGAAGTTGAAGATATTGAATTTTCGGATGACGAACATAGCGAATCTGCCAATAACGACGACGATAGTACCCATTCTAACTACGCACATAGACAACAAAAAAATACAAGGAACAAAAAAGAAAAAATAACTATCAACGCAAACGAAACGATAGACGAGTCAACTATAGTCGTTCATGACGAATTTGATAAAATCAGTAACGAACTGAATTCTATATTTAATACTTTTTCTAGTAATACTGATAGTAAAGAATCCGAACCATCCGAATCATCCGAACTACAATGCAACGAGGATTTATTAATATTGAAGTTAGACGATATAGTAGCCGATAGTGCAAACATAATTGAAGAAGTAGATGGTATAGTATTAAACAAAGATTCTCATTTTGGCAACGATAGTTATAGCAACGAGTCTTTCACATCCGGTTCATGTTCTTCGCGCTCATCTTATACAAGCGATGGTCAGCCAGACGGTAATGATGGCTCCGGAAGTGATTGTGAAATTGATGATATTATATGTCTAGATGATACTGGAAATGGTGGCAAGGATGGCAAAAACAAGAAACGTGATAAAAAATCAAAGAATGATTCCGAAGAATATTATAGCGAAGAATGCAGTGCTGATGAAAGCGGTGACAATAGCAACAATGATGGTGAAGGAGAAGAGACGAAGACGGCGACGACGACGGCGGGAACGGCGACGGCGGCGGCGACGACGACGACGACAACGACGACGACATAGACGGCGACAAAGACGACGACACCGGCGACGACAAACACAAAAACAACAGCAACACTCACAACACCATCACGACACCGCCACAACACGACCACAACACGACCACAAAACCACAATACCACAACCCACCACAACGCCACCTCAACCATGGCCACACCCAATGCCATCGCCTCC